CGCGGATGTGGCGGAATGGTAGACGCCCGAGACTTAAAATCTTGTGAGGGTATCCTCGTGCGGGTTCGAGTCCCGCCATCCGCACCAAAGCATCATTACGGCGCGAGCACTTCAACGATACCGACACCGGCGGAATTGGTCGTCAGTTCCAGCGTCACGGTGGCGGTGGTGATCTGGTCGACCGAACCGACATTGACCTTGAAGCTCATGACTTGCGCCTGGAAGTAGTACTTGTCGCCGTTCTGGGTGGTGACCAGGAAGCTGTGATCAGCGTCCGAGAGCGAGGCGGACTTGAGCAGGATCTGGCCGGCATCGTCGGTGTCGAGACCCAGCTGGATCTGCATCGTGCCCTGGTTGAAACTGCCCTTCTTCTTGACCACGCCGCGGCTACCGACGGGATTGAAGGTGACGAGATTGAACTCGCGGCCGAACTCACCGAGATCGGAAACCTCGCCGACCACGGTCATGGTGAGCGCATTGTAGCCGGTGGCGTCAAAAGTCGCAGGGGTAGAGGCCGACACCTTCAAAGTGGTGCCGGCGGAAGTCCGAACGGTCATGGCAATGGGTCCTTATGAAGGTGAGGCTCAGCGCGCCTCGTTGAATGAGACGCGAAAATCGTGCGTCTGCATGTGGATGCCGGTCTCCTCGTCGAGGAAATCAGGGCCGGCGGAATCTGTGTGGACGGTCACGTCAAAGAGCCCGTCGATCGCGGGCATCTGATCGGCTGCGGCGGCGCGGACTGCGGCAATGATGGATTTCGTGTCGGGATAGGTGCGCGCCAGCACGGTAACCTGCACGCGTTCGGTGACGCGGCGTTTCGGTCCCGGCGCAGGAATGTTGCGATCCACGCCGCTGACCGACATCAACGATATCGCCGGCAAGTCCGTGCCTTGGGGCAGCATTCCAGCGGCAATCCGTGCGACAGGCACGAGCGAGGTCAGCCCGGTGTCGGCCACCAGGAGCGAGCGGACCGCAATAACGCCGTTCATTCGTCATCGACCTCGAGGGTCGGTGCCTTCAGGTTCCCGATCTGAACGCGGTGGGCTATGTAGGAGCCCATGGCGTTCACCGCTTCCTCGGCTTTCTGGTCAAGCGCCGGGCGTAGGAAGGGTTTTGCGGCGTGACCGGGGTGCATGACCGTCGGCCCGACGAAGTTCTTGCCAATTTTGAGACTACCGCGCTTCACCATCTTATTGATTGTGCCGATACCGACTTTGCGCGGGCCGCGCCGGGTTTCACGCACCGGCTTGTCCGCGTCTGACACCGAGATCAGGTGAGGTGCGACGCCATATTCAATGAACAGGCCAAGATAGGAGCCTTTCCCACGCAGTTTGACGTAAGACGAAAGCTTGGCGCCCTCGGTCCGGGTGCCAATCCCAATCGCGCGCTTCAATTGCCCGGTCTTCACCGGGACGTTGGCCTTGGCCTGCTGCTGGATCACCTTGGCACCGGCCCGAAGTCCTCCACGGATCACATTGCGTTCCAGGTTCTTGGGCAGTTCATCGAGCAAGCGCAGCAATTCAGGGCCGCCCTTGAGCCGTATCGTCATGGTGCGGCTCCTTCGCTCGAATGTTCCTCGACCATGAACTCCATGGCCTCCCGCCGCCCCAAAGTTGCCGGGCCGGAAATGATCTGGTGTACGCGTGTATTGATGATGACCCGCATGTCTGCGGCGAGCCCTGCTAGATACCGAATGCGGATCCGGGCGGGACGGCGACCGATCTGGATGGTGTCGGCCAGGCGCTCAGCCTTGGACGGGAGAATGTCCTTCACCTCGGCCCAAACGCAGGCGAACTCGACCCAGGTTATCTGTTCGGTGCCATATTGCGGGTCGTGCGCGACGACCTTGCGCTCGATCCGGATCCTTGTGTCGAGCTTCGAGGCTAGATCCAGCGACATTTGAGCTGACCCACCAACGTGTCGAAGGCGAGACAGGCTGCACCTTCGCGGTTTTCGAACAGAGATGCGGTTTTGACCAAAATTGCAGCGCGAGCGATCGCCAGATCGGCGTCGTTCTCATTAAATCCGGCTGACAGAGTGATCTGGACCAGACCGTCCGCGCCCAGCTCAGGCCAGGATTTCCCGGATGCCGGGCGGATACGGGTGAAACCGTGGCGTCGGCGGACGACATAGTCCGTCTCTGGCAGGGTCACCGTTGACCCGCCCCGGGCAGTGTAGCGGATCTCGGCCACCGTGCAGGGCCGGATGGGCACGGTGATTTCGTCTTCCCAGGCTTCGAGCTGCAGTCCGAGGACCTGTTCGCAGAGCTTCAGGCCTGTCTGCTGTTCGAGTTCTGCTTGGGCTGCATCGAGCTTGGCCCCGACCAGCAGATCTTCATCGCGGCCATCAAGCCGAAGCTGCTGGCGTGCTTCCTCGAGCGTCACGGCACGGTCCTGGGGTGGCTCGATCGTGACGAGCTCGGACATCAAACCACCTTTTTACGGGTGTGTGCGCCTGCCTTATTGGCGATCAGCGACTGTTCGGTGATTTCCTCAGCCTGTGGGGGTTTCACCGGCTGCGCTTCGGCCTTGGCGGCGGGTTCTGGCTTTGCAGCAGCAGCCGCATCAACCTCGATGGCCAAGCCGCGCTCGATCAGACTGCGGCCGCGCAAATCATCGATCTCGAATGTTTGGCCGCTAATAATGTTGTCCGAGCTCACCGAGCTCACGTGAATGGTATCGAGGGCCTTTAAAAACATCGGCTCATCTCCTCAGAAGAATACGAGGGCCAGCCCAAAGGCCAGCCCTCTTCAGATCATCAGACCTTGGTTGCCGCCGTGGCAGCCGCCGCGAAGTCGCCCTTCACAAAGGCCTCGGGGCGGTAGACCGCGAGCGCGAGACGCTCTTCGGCCAGCACCGTCACCAGGTTCTTGCGGAAGTTCTGGTCGTCTTCGGTCGAGATCTCGACCACGGCGTCCATGCGGTCGAAGATCTGAGCACCCAACTGGAACGCGCCAGTCAGGAACTTGCCGGTCGCCATCGACTGGGTTGCAACCACCGGCTGCCCCCAGAGTGTGGGTGTCATCGTCCCTTGCGGGTTGCCGACGATGAACTGGCCTGCAGTGTCCTTAAGGAGCTCAATCGCCGCCCAGTCTGCTGGGTGCAGCACCACGCCGGTCGACATCAGCTCGGATAGCGCGGTCTGCAGCATGGCAAGGCGCAGCACGTCGACCCTTGTTACCGTCGCCGGAATGGTGATTGGCGGCGTGAAGGCGGTTGCCTGCGTGTAAATACCGGCAAGATCCGTGCCCGTGCCGCTGCCGTTCAGCAGCTGGTTTTCCTCGACCAGCGCGAGGCCATAGCGCAGGCGCCCGTCGATGTAGGACTGGAGCATCGGCACATCGTCCAGGATCTGACGCGTTGCCAGAACCCAGTGCGCGATCGTGGTGACGTTACTGGTCAACACATCGAACTTGATGTCCGACTGCGGTTTGGTTGGGCCGGTGGTTTCAGAAACGGTCGCCGCCGCATTGGCGTAGCCCGTTTCCTTGACATACTGCACCGAATTGCTGGCCGTGCGGCCCGGGGTCAGCAGATCACGCACCGTCAGACGGCGCTGGCCTGGGATCACAACACCAGGGATGCGGTCAGCGACGATGAGGTCGCCTGCAGAACCATTGGCATCTGTGGTGAGCGCTGAAATGATCGCCTTCACCTCAACGCTCGCCCTGCCGCGCACCGTGTTGTTGCCGAGGAAAGCCTTGATAGCTTCATCTGCCACGACCTGCTCGCCGATGGTCTTGAAATCGGGGGTGGCCTCATCGGCAACGCGGCGCGCCAGCTTCTGCTCGACCTCGTCGAGCCGGGCCTTGGCTTCATTGAGCGCAGTCAGCGCCTCGTCGGCTAGTTGCTTGGTGGCATTGGAGAGGTCTTCGCCGCGCTGCGCTTTGCCGAGTGCTTCTTCGGCCAGAGCCTTCACCTTGTCATGCTTTCCCTCAAGATCAGATTTGATCTCGTTGTGCCGAGCATCAAGAACGCCCCGCAGCTCAGCTTGCTTCGCCTCAAGGCTCGATTTGACTTCACCAAAACGTGCATCAAGCACGCCTTTTACTTCGCCGGCAAGCTGCTCGGCGGTCTTCTGATCGCTCATGGGGTTATCCTGTATGGGAGTGGGGTCAGGCGCTGATTTGCGCCTTCAGGGCCGACAGAAAGTCGGATGGGGTGCTGCCAGACTCACTCCGGAACAGCGGCGCCAGGCCCTTGCCCGCAATTGCGGTGGCCTGGCTTTTCGAGAACCCTGCCTCGCGCAGGAAATTCTCAAATTCTGGCAAGGTCGGAAGCCGGCCATCCTCGACGAGCGACTTTACGCCGGTGATCACCGCGCGCTCGTTCATGGGGATGGTGACCAGGCTGACCTCGTAAAGGGCAAGCTCGAGCAGCTGGCGGGTCTTGCCCACCAGTTGTTCCCGGATTGTGCGGTAGCCGATCGAAAGCCCGCCGATGG